GATTGTAAGAGTGTAATAGTAGGAGCATTCATTGGTGGTGCTTTTATTACATTCAAATCCGCATTAGTAATTTGATCTACATCCAAGGCTGTAGGAGGCAGATAAGATCTTGTAACATTGATACACCTAGGCGGATTCAGGTTGTCTGTAAAAAACAACAACTCATCTATAATGTTTACACCATTAATTAAATATGCAGGATTGAAATTTAAAACACTTGTAGATACAACGTGGTATATTAAATTGTTATTTATGGTGTTAAAAGAAACAATCATATCAACTTTACCTGTTGCTGATTGAGTGTTAGCAGAATCATGAACAAACCAATAAATAGTATTATTAGTTTCATCCGCCACAGTACCTATACATTTTGTGCTTGCAGGATCTAGGGCTACACCATCATAAGTTAATTCTGCTATCAATGAATTACCCTTAGAGTTTTCTACTGATCCTATCTCTGTGTCTTCAGTGGAACCAAGGCGTACGTTTAAAGCGTCTACGTATTCACCTGGTGGAAGTAGTCTTTCATCAACCGACTTATTCATTCGGCCTTTAATAAAATTAGTTTGTATTACCGTCATTTAATCCACTTTGCTTGACTTCTAAGATTCATTAAAAGCCTACCTGGATGTATGTCGCTTAGGCGAATTTTTGCATTTCTTAAAAGTGCTGATTTATCTTTCCTTGCTCTATTTACTATAAACTCTTGTACACCTAGTCTTGAGTTTAAAATAGCATACTTAATATAAGAATAAACATAATCTTCAAACAATTTGTTTACACTTACTGCCGCATCATTACCATTCTCCATTCCGTCTGACACATATTCTAATACACATAATTGATTTGCCATACCTGAACTAAAATTAATAACGCCAGCTTTTTTATCAATTCTGTAGGTTGGATTTATGTTGGCTGTTTCTGTGTTTAAACCAAACCTTGCACCGATTTGATAATCAAAATACCAGCAACCATCTACGCAGTACCCCATTCTACCATTATACTGACCTTCGCCAAGATAAATAGATTTTTTTGTGCCTGCAATTCTTTGTCTGTCTAAGGCAGAATATTCTGCTTCTAAAATATTTCCATGAATATCAAACAGTATTCTGCAATCATGAGCTTGCAAATAACTTTTAGCTGAATTAACTTGTATGTTTTCGCTAAGTGGCAATAACATGCCGTCTTTATACATAGAAATTCTAACATAGTTAACATAGTCTGGAGGTAACACATATCTCAATCTGTCACATACATCTAATTCTAAAACTTTAATTTCTTTGAATGCATCGTAATTTAATTCTTGTATGGCTCTTTTAGCAAAGAATAAAACCTGGTATCTGTTAACGTTGTTAATTAACTGTAAATTGTCATTGTAGATAAGCATAAAATTATTTACTATATCTTCTAATGAAACATACTGATAGCTACCCCAATTTGCATCCTCTGGAATGTTGCCTGAATTTTCGTAATATTGATAACCTGTTAAATATGCCATAATCTTATTGTGTAGTTTCTGTTAATCTATCTTCTGCTTCCAACGATTGACCAAACTTGGTAACATCCCCTTCTCTTACGGACACTCCTGCGTACTGTAAAATTTTATTAACTAAACCATTCATGTCTGATTCTGGTAGCTCAAAATCTTGGTAGTCCGCTGCAGACGCGTTAAACACCGGTTCTCCTCCTGCAAGAGTATTGTAAGTCCATTTTGGAGTTTGTGGGTATCTTACGTACTGAGCGTGTATATCGGCTGCTCCAGTGATAGTCGTAGGATAAACGGTAACTGTATTTCCTAATGCCGTTCCAGTTGCGCTATCTAATACATATGCTGGGAACATTGTAGTTGGAGCAGCAATGTTAGAATTGGTTAGGTAAAATATTTTATTCTGCGTTACTCTTTCTACCTCTCTAATATGAGTATTAGAATATATAGAATAATTTTGTCCAGCTGCAATTATAGACCTACTTAACGTTAGCTGAGTGTCACTATCTACAGACACAACAAATGCCTGCAATGAAACAGTGGTATTGACCACTAGGCTACCAGGGCTAACGGTAGTTAAAAAATTTTGCCCTGCTTCAATTAATAAAGAACCACTAGTAGCTGTAGCTGTTCCTGAATCTAATAAGTTTGAATAGTAAAATATTTTATCGACTAAATAGTAATCTGAAGGAAGGCTGTATGTATTAGCGTTTACTTGTGTAAGAAATGTGTTAACAGAAAAACTATCTATGACTTCTACAATACCCTTAGTAATGTTTGCGTATCCTGTACCAGATTTACGCATTACTTCAGCATTAAGTTGATTGTTATATAAATAGAAATAATCCTCGAATATATCAAGTTGCGCTTGTTCTGCAAATAAATTAAAATCACTGGGTGAAATATACCCATAGTTATTTTTATTTATTACAGCCATTACTGCATTTCGTACTTCGTTTATCATCGTATCTAGTGTTTATACAAAGATACATAAAAAAAATACGTTTCGATTTATTCGAGGATATACCCCTTTATTTTTCTAGCATTTTCTTTAGCAGCTTGTAGGACTCTACGCCTTCATCAGTTTGAAAATAAGAAGCAACAATAAATGATGGTTCTTCGCCATGAGGAACTGTAAGCATTTTAGTTTTGTTTTTCTTCAAATTAAAATACACATCTCTGTTTTTATTTCTCATTTGCAGTAAAGTTGCGCTAAACATCTTAACCACCTCATCCTGTAATTCAACCATAGGATCATTGATCAGATCTAAAAACTCTTGAGGATCTCTTCTGGCAAACACCATAATATCTCTTTTAAGCTCTGCTGTGGTCATTTTATCTGCTCGAATACCCAATACTACTCTTGAAATACTTTCGAGCTTAGAAAGGCTTAAATCGCGTGCAGCTATTTGAGCTTCTAATTCAAAGTTCATGGCTTCCATGTCTTGAGCAGCATCTTTTTCATTGTTTACTTCATAAAAAACATTCCCATTACCTGGATGAAGTTTTAAAAATTCTTGTAAGATTTGATTTTGCCTTGGAACTCTCAACATTCCTTCTTCAAATATAATAGGTTCTAATATTGCGTTACCATCCTGCTCATCTTCAAAGATTGATTTTTGGTTTCTAGCATAACGTAAAGCTCTATTGACTCCTGTTTCTTCGTCGAAATATAGTAAGGCTTTTCTTTTTGTATGTTTTGATGACAGCATGTATGAAAGAGGTGCTGCATCTCTGGTAAGTCTGTATACTTTATCCTCGTATACTTTTTTATTTTTTTTCATTTGATTTAATTTAAAATTTATAAAAAATATCTAGGGGTAGAGTACAGGGCTTTTACATGCGTGGCACATCTACCCCCGATATTATAAAACTACTTATTACGCATCTTGGAATAAGAAGAAGTTGTTTGCACCTAAAGTACAAAGCGCTCTTTCTGATAAGAAGTTAACTTGCATTACGTCAGTACCTGAAGTAGCAGCGCCACCAGCAGAACCAGTAATCCATGTTTTGTATCTTCTATCTTCAGTTTCAGAAGCTCTATATCTTACGTGTAAGAATGGTCTCTTAGCGTTCTTACCTAAGATTTGATCGTATACTGAAGTAGAACCAGCAGGTACAAGTACACCATTGATTTTTCCTCCAACAATATCACCTCTCATAGTAGGATCGTTAAGGTATTTCCAATCTGTTTTGTAGAAATCATAACCTCTTCTGAATCCAGAGAATCCTAAATTTAATGCCATCTCTTCGTCATTATCAAATAATCCGTAAGAGCTACCACCTGCACCATATGAATTTTGTGCAGCTAACATATCATCAACGTCAAAAGAAAATTCTCTGTTTAAGAATAATACATTTTCCTCGATAGCACCTTGCTTATCTAATCTCTGAATGATAGCGTCAAAGTCTGCTAAAGCCGCTGGAATTCCACCGCCCCAAACATTTCCTCTTTGACCTAATACATAGAACAATCCTTCAGATCCTTTGTTACCTGTACCTGATGCTACACCAGCTGCGATAGCTGCCACACCAGAACCTGCTTCTGCTGGAACTGCTTCCACCATAGCTGTTTCTAGGTAATCCTCGAATCTTAATCTTGTTTCATGCTCTGATTTTAAATACCATAAATATCCTGTTGCTCCGTTTTCAGTAGTAACTTCGATCCATCCAATTTGAGCCATATCAGAACCAGATACTTCGTAAAGATCTTTGATAATGATTGGGCTATTCTGGAAGATAACGTCGTCAGCTTCTAATGAATTTGCCATAGCAACTGAACCTTTTTGGAATTCAGAACCATAAATAAATAATGAACACTGTACACCCGCAGCCATTGTCTGACCACCAGCTTCGTAATATGCAACGTCAATAGTACCAGCTGCATAATCTACTGCAGTAACGATACCTTTGTTACTGTTAGTAGAACCAATAGAGCTGTCAGACAACATAAATGTTTGACCTACTCTAATAGCAATACCGCCTGTACCTGGTACAAGCACGTCATTGACTGTTAATGTAGCTGTATCTTGAGCTGCTGCTGCACCTGAAGTTACGTTAGTGTATTTAGTGTGTAGTCTTCCTTGCTCCGCCCATTTAATAAGGTCAGAGTTAGAAGGCATTTCAGCGCCTACCATTCTTAAGAATGATGCTACTGTTCTGTTCCCGTATCTTTCAAACTCCTTTTCATAAGTATCAGGTAGATACTGATTCAGGAAGTTAAAGTTAGTTATGTAGTTTGACTGAACGGCTACTCTTTCTGCACTTGGCTGTAAAGCAAATGTAGGAGTGGCCTGAACTGAACCTGGCATAATTTTAAATTTTTAAATTGTTATTAATTACTTTTTTTAATACTTCTAATCTTCAAACCTCGACCTGAATCTTGATTTAAAGATCTTACTTTGAAACCAGATTTTGATGTGACTTGTGGAGTTGACCTTACATCCATATTTATATTTTTAGTTTTTTTGGACATATTGTCTACTGCATCCGCCTGGCCTTGCTCGTAAAAGAACTTGGCATACTTATCTGGATTCATTGCCATAGATAAAGCCCTATGATACTGAGCGGTGTCTTTTACCAATCCTCTATCGTCAACATATCTTTGGATAAAATTATCAATAGATGACTGACTAGATTTGACATCCTCTACAGATCCAGGTAAATAAGAAATTTTCTTATCGTTAATAACAAACTCAAAACCTTTGAAATCTTTATTAAAGACTTTATTAGTTTCTTCTTTAAACCACTGTAGCTTATTAGCTGCTTCTTTTTCATAAGCAGCATTTTCCTCTATGTACTTTCTATAAGCTTCGACTTCCTTTTTATTGCTTTCAGAAACAACTTCTCTTGACTCAAGAGGCAGTTTGTATTTTTCTTTTTGCTCTTTAAAATATTTCTTAGCCTTAGATAGTTCTCTTTTTTTTGCTAATTGTTTTTTCTTTTTTTCTTTTTCATCATCTAAATCTTCATCAAAACCAAATTTATCATCCATCAGATATTGAATATCTTCGGAATCTAAACCTTCTTCGGTTGCAGAATAGTAACTAGCAATTAAAGAATCAGGATTCATAGAATCGTAATCTTGTTGTAATTTTACAAAATCACCAATACTTCTGCCTGTTTCTTTTTTATATTCAAAGTAAGCTTTTACGTCTTCCGGTAATTCTTCAGACGCATTTCGCTTTACAATGAAGTCATCCAGTGAAGATACCTCTTCACCGTATTTGTTTGTAATATATGAAAGAACATCACTCTCTGACATTTCTGGAGCAGAAACTTCTGGGGTTTCTACCACAGGTTCTTCAACTTTTTCTTCTACTACTTTCTCTTCTTCTGCCGGAGCTTCTTGAAGATTTACACGCTCCACCTCTTCTTTTGGCTCTGGGTTATCCACAGCTTCTTGTTGGGCTTCGTGTTTCTCAAGTAGTTCTTTTTCGATTTCTTGTGTTGATTTAGACTCTAATTCACCTAAATCTCTTACTTTAATTTCCATTTGATTTAATTTTTTACAAAGTTAAACAATAATTCTAAATATATTTAAGATGCTTTATATGGTTATAAAGATCTGTTCCTAATTTTTCTCCCACTGTTTTATCCGACTCATAATGCACTCTTGCTGTTATTCTACTTTCAGATATATTTTTTGCCGCTTTATCAAATTCATTTTTTAAATGAGGATAGATATCGGTCAACGCTAGTGAAACTAATTTAGATTGCGCTGAATGTCCTGACGGAAAAGCAGGTGTTTGCGCGCTACTCATTTTTAAATAATCTAAATCAATGTTAAAATTTTGTGCGTTTACATTTGGCCTTGGCCTGTCATGATAGTTTTTTATTTTTAATATTATTGGTTCAGATTCCTCTAATAGTTTTTCTACTACTTTATAAGGAAATGATTCAATTCTGTATGCAAAAATATTTTGAAACACATTCATTATGTTGTCATACTTTTGCGGCAAAACTGTGTTTAGTGGTTTCAGTTTTAATTTTTTTATTTCGTTAAGCGTCTTCAAAGAATCGTCTCCAGGATAAGACACTTGTTTATATTTTTCAATATTAAAATCTTCAAACATTATCTAGGTTCAAATTCAGCTAAGTCAAAACCATCTAAAGTATCTTCATTGGATTCAAAACTAATCGGTGGTAGATTGTTTTTTCTTTGCTGTATAAGTTGAGATTGCTCAGTGTTTGCCTGACTAATACGTTTGTTTTTTGCCTTCTCTCTTTCTTTCTCTCTTCTGTCGATAGCCTGCTCTTCCTGACCTTTGAGCTGCATATTAAAATCAAACTCTACTTGCATTAACTCTCGTTTTAACATTGCTTCGTTTTTAAGCTTTTCAATATCAAAAGCTACCTCAGCTTGTTTTGCTTGCATTTGAACTTGAGCTTCCATTTGTATTTTTTTCATCTCTTGTTCCGCTTGCATTTGTTGCACCTGCATTTTTGTTTGAGCATCCATTTGTTTTTGTGTCATTGCAAACTGCTGATCTTTTTCTTGCTTCTTTTGTCTTTTAACTTTTAGTAACTGATTGGCTAGTTTAATATTTTTTAATTCTCTTATGTCTATCGCGTCTTCTAAATTAATATCATTTTTAGATAAAGCCATTTGTATATTTTGTTCAAGCTGTGCTTTTTCTTCTTCATCTGGAGCCACCTCTATAAAAATGCCAAAGTCATACATATACAAATCATTTATTTCTTCAAGAATTCCTACGTTGTATTTTCCAATCTGCATTTTAAATTCTTCCTTGAAATCTGCATACTCTAAAATATCTGCAATTCTAATAGATAAAGCTTCTGCTAATGTTTGAGTTATATATAAGCTTCCTTGAAGAATGTGTCTGGTAGCTGTATTTGAATTAAGAGCTGCTAATTTTTGCACACCAACCAATGCATACGGATCTGGTTTAGTTCCGTCTCTAGCTTCATTTAATCCTGTTACGCTTCTTAGCATATCCATATAATGATTGTAGGTTCCCACCAAGCTATTAATTTTACCTTGACCGCTGCTCGATGTTAGCTGTTGAATTGGAACTCTAGCGTTATTAAATTCACCATCTTGCGTATAACTTCTACCTACAACACTACCGGTTTGAAAATATAACCTCAATGCATCTTCAGGATTGTATGCATTTCCAGTACCTAAATCAACTTCATTTAATCCGTCCGCGTCTATAAACACACCATCCGGCACTGTTCTTGCAATTACCTGCTGCAATTTTAAATGGGTCATTTGTATTAAATCAGCAAACGTAATCATTCTTCTAACCAACGATTCAATTACACCCTTGTACATTCTGGGGGCACAGGCAATATAGTTAGGCATAGCATGCTGAGAGGCAGACTGAGGTCTAACCATATTTTCCATTTTCTTCCACTGAAGCATTATGTTTGTACCCATCACCATAACACCTTCATACCACACGTCTATTTTCTTTTCAACTTTTTCAAAGTTTCCTTCCTCCATCATTTCTTCCGGTGGGTTAAATTGATCGTCTTTTTCAATTACCCTTGCGCCTCCTCCATCTAATTTCTTTTTCTTATATACAATTGAGTTTGTGGTTTTGTAGTTAAAATATAATAACGTTGCGGTGTCTCTATAAAATATACTGTTTTCATAAAACTGAGCAACATTATAGTAATCATACCAAGCTTGACTATACTTAGCTATTTCTTCTAAATCTTCATTAGTTAATGTAGGATCTATCTTGGGCAGCTCTGTCATTGGAACGGTTTTTATTTCACCCCAATAAAAACAATCTTTAAAATATGGATCCTCTGTGTAGCTATAAACCACGTTTGCAGGATCAACATAATCAATTTTAACACCCTCACCTGGTAAAAAATATTGTTTAGTAATACCGATGCCTAATACAGTAATATCGTAGTCTACTCTTTTTCTAATATGAGAGTAATGGTTTTCTTCAAACAAAGTGTTGATAGCTTCTTCTTCTGCTATCTCAATACCAGGTTTGTAATTTAACTGCATGTAAAGAGCAAGCTCTTCATCATTATTAGGGAGCTCATCTGGATCTGTAGCAAAAGGGTTTACACCAAAGCCTTTTTGAATTTGTGTAAGAATAGGTTTAGCAACCATGTCCGCCTCTATCATGTCCTGAAATGAAGATCTATTTTCTGCAGACAAAGCATCTTGTGCGTATGCTTGAACTTTAAATAATCTGTCTGACATGCCATTAACGACAATGTCTACAAATTTTGGAATGATAGGCACAGGCGTCCAATCTAAGTTTAAATAACTCAAATCACCGTCTATCGCTAATTCATTTTTATATTTTTGAACTGACTGCTCTCCTCTTGCATACAGTCTTAATCTGTGGTAATCTCTCCACTGAGAATAAAACCTACACGTGCTACTATCTTTACGAAACCATTCGTATTGAATTGCTTGACCGATTTGTAGTCCGTACTCTACTGTATCTTTTTCACTATCAGAAACAAATAAATCCGGAAACCCCACTGGGTTTATATCAATTTTTACATCTACCATTAAGTACGTATTTCGCTATATAATCCCTTATTATTATATCTTGCAAAGTTAATCTTTATTTTTGACTCTTTTTTTTGCGGTGTATATAAGTGCTTTTGATTAGCCATAATAGCTAAACCAGAACTTATAGTTGCATCAAACTTAGTTCTATTGTTAATATTAAATCGAGCCCAGTCCTCTAATGTCCTGTTAAAATACATAGTGCCCATGTCTAATTTATCTCTAAATGTCCCTTCCATGTCCATACCTACATACTTTTCAATATAGCTTTCAATAGCGCTTGCATGAGCTTGTTTTACTTCTTCTGAAGAATTAGGTATGCCGCCTATTTCTCTTTCTGATTTAGAAAGTTTGTTGTATACTTTATCTGGTCGATTCATGCAATATTTTCTGTACCCTCTATTTTTAAAATGATACAATAATCTAGGTTTATTATTTTCTACTAATATAGGCATTCCGTAAAAAACACAAGCCATTAATACATCTTCAAAAAATAATTCTGCAGTTTGCGGTCTTGCTACGTATTCTAAAAAAAATTCATTACTAGGCGCATTGTCCATGTTAAATTTAGTTAATCCGTGCAGTGCACCATTTGATCCTCCACCTCCTACTGTTCCAGATATATCATACGAGTCACACCCAAAACTACCTAAATGCTCGTTACCTGGCGCATACTTTCCGTTTTGATTTAGTCTGCAATTTTGTAGATTTTTTTCAGGTATCCACGAAACTAAAAACCTGCCTCTAGTGTCTGGAGACCATATTACTTTTGAATCCTTAATTCCGTCCTTCCAACTAAATCTACCTCTAGTTAAATAATGCTCTTTAATTAAAGAATCATTATAATCTATTTGCTGGTAAATTTTAGTTAAATTAAATAGTGACTGCTTGCTTTCATCTCTAAATGCATGCGAATCGGTTCTAGGAAATTGTCTGTAAAATTCATTTAAAACATCTGCATCTTTCTTCAAAGACTCTACTTCGTTTTCCCAGTAATTAATAGCGCCTTGATATATAAACTCACCATCAGATCCCTCTACTGCTTTTGTTGGTGTTTTGAATACAGGCATTCCATACTTGTCTATGTACCCTTCAAAATTCCACTCCATCGGAATAAACAAATTATACAATCCGCTTTTTGTTTGACCGTTTTGATTTCTGTTTTTTACATCAGAATCATAAAATAATTTTTTAAAATTTTCACCACCCTTATCTAATGCATTTGATGTAGAACCCATCATACATTTTCCAATAATCTTACTACCTAACCTCAAACATGTTTTCGTTACATTCCAGTTGTTGATTATATTGTCAGGTTTCAACCATTTACCAGATTCATCATGTATTAATAATTTTAATTTTTCACCATCATAACTATTGTCAGCGGTGTTCTTCCAGTCTATAGTGGTGTCTAATCCCTCTAACTCTTCCTCTTCAGTTTCAAACATATTTTTTTTTGTAATCTTAGAGGCAGGTACTCTATAAGCTAACTCTGTTTTTGGTCTATCCATACCGTCTTGTATGGGTTTAAAAAAGAAAGGATAGTTATTTGATATTGGCACAACTTTATCAGTAAACATTTTTTTAGCATCGGATCCTGTTTTAGAAAGTATCCCTATTCTTGCATCCCTGCTGATTGTAGCAGTATTAACTGCTTCGCAAGAACCCATAAACGAAAAACCTGAACGTCTTATTTTTAAATAACACATACCAAAGCTTCTTTTGTCAGCTTTGCATGCTTCCCAAAAAATATAAAATATTCTATTTGCTTCTCTGAACTCAGGTTTGCCAACATCTATTTTTGTCCACTGTAAATACATATAGTGAGTACCGGTAATATAAGTAGGAGATCCATTGTTGTAGAACCAATAACCTTCTTCTCTTCTATCAAATTCAGTTTCAATATAGTCAACCCATTCATTTTTAAATTCAGTAGTCATTTCATGCCATTGAAATATCGAACTAATTCTTGACAAAGCTTTTGGATATTGCGAAGCTACCCAATATTGATCTGTTGTTTTTTTAGAATTTTTGTGTATTGTTTGAGGTTTTTTCGGTAACCCTATAAGTAGGCCATTGATGTTGTATATCTCTCCCACTGTTCCGTCTTTACTTATTACGACTAAATCATGGTTTGGATTGTAACCATATTGCCAAGATTTATGCTGATTCATTTTCAACATAGATTGTTTTGACACATGGTTTTTTACAACAGTATATAATTTATTTTGATCGTCTTTCTGCAAATCCTTGTCTTGATTTTTCTTCTACTTTTTCAACTCCGTTTAACAAATCTTTTTCTAATTCTATTCTTGTTAGTATTTCAAATGCATCAAATATAGCTAGCTTTTTTGTAGCTGCTGCATTTTTTAATCTGTCTGCGGCTAACTCATCATCTTTGTCATACTTAATAATATCTTCCTTTGCAACTTTTATTAGTTGTGCTACAGCTTCTCTACCTGCGCTAATTATTTCTATCTTTAAATCTTTTGATGATTTCATAGTACCATTGTTATGTTGTTCCAAAACATTCTATAAAGCTTTTCTCCATTTATATAAAAAGGATATTCACATTCAGGTTCAAAAACCACCTCATCATTTTCTTTTACACCTAGTTCGGTTAGCTTTGAATTAGTGTATTTTATTATACCAACAAGAGGTTCTTCCTCAACAGGCTTCATAATAATTGACTCCCTTACTGGCACTGGTTTTATAAAGCAATATTTAGAGTGTGTTTGCCATTTACCGTTGCGATAATACATATAAAATTGATCGTAATCAATAAAAAATAAATCGTCTTTGAAAAAACTCCTGCCGCTTTTTTCTCGACCTTTCATGTCATAATATATTTTAAATACATTGTGGTGTACCAATAATACATCTTCGCTTTGTATTTCACCAGTATAATTTAAAGGACAGCTAACTACCTCGGCAAATCTGTTAGATGCAGTATGGTCTTCTTGAGAAACGCTTGTGTAAAAATCAATACCTCCTATGTTTTTTATATTATCATATCTTCTACCCTTAACAGGTTTTACAATAAAATAGTGTGGGGACTTCATTAAAAGTTTATATTATATTCAATAGCCATTGGCATATTGGAATTAAATTCCTTCCATAATAATACTTCATTATTTTTTTCAATCCAAATTTTTATTGAATTATTCGATAAGTCTTGTTGGATTAAATGTATTGTATAGCTTCCGTTTAATATAGACTGGCCTACTAAGTAATGCATAGAGCTTGACTTA